CTGCGGTAGATGGTATCTCAACCACAATCAACGCCTTTGGATTATCTGCGGCTGAGGCTCAGGCAGTAGCCGACTCGATGTTTACCGCTGTAAAAGGTGGAAAGACTACCTTCGAAGAACTATCTGGTGCATTGGCAAACGTTGCCCCGGCAGCCGCTGCTTCTGGTGTTAGCTTCCAAGAGGTCAACGCAGCCATCGCCACGCTTACAGCCGGTGGAACTCAAACCACAGTGGCAACCACGCAGATCAGAGCTGCCCTAGTCGGTCTTCAAAAACCTTCCGAAGACATGAACAAGATTTTCAATGACTTAGGTTATGAAAGTGCTCAGGCTGCAATCGAGCAAGAGGGCCTAAGTTTTGCAATGGGCGCGGTTAGTGACGCAGCCGCTGGTGACAACGGAAAGCTTCAGCAATTACTAGGTTCGACTGAGGCAGTTGCAGCAGTTCAGGTTTTAGCTGGGACAGGTGCCGGGAAGTTCGCGGCTGAACTAGAGGCTCAAGCCACAGCCGCTGGCGCCTCTCAAGACGCGTTAGATGTCATCGACCCGCAGCGCGCTTTAGAGAAGCTAAACATCGCCTTCGAAAGCATGAAGCTCAGCGTTGGTGATGCACTGCTTCCAGTATTCGCTGGACTTGCCGAGACTCTAACCCCTCTGGTTTATGAACTAGCTCCGGTTCTGGCTTCCACAATGGAGGGCTTGGCTCCGATCCTTAGCAACATAGTTGGCATACTGCCGACCTTGATAGCGGCCTTCTTGCCAATACTCCCGGTATTCGGGGAGCTGATTGGTGCGCTGCTTTCAATCTTGGCCGATGCTATTCTGCCAGCGTTTATCTCAATACTTCTGGCAATCATCCCCACGATCGTGGACTTGTTACCGCTATTCACCCAGCTACTGACTGACGTAATACTTCCACTAATCCCACAGGTGTTGGCATTAGTTGAAGCGTTGCTTCCGCTGGTAATCGAAGTGTTCGAAGCGCTGCTCCCATTATTGCCAGTGATACTTCCAGCACTTATTGAACTATTGCAGTCAATACTTATGCCACTGGTTCCAATCGTGCTTCAACTGGTCGAGGCGTTCTTACCAATAGTCGAGATGATTTTTCCAATACTGATTGGGCTACTTACCAACTTTGTGATTCCGATAATTACCACTCTGGCCGAGATCTTTAGTGGACTACTAACGGTAGCCATCGGAATCGTGATCGTGGCTCTTGGGTTCTTTAGCGATGCGGTGGATAACACCGCCACATTCTTCCAAGAAGCTTGGGAGGGAGTTGGAAACTTCTTCAAGGGTTTTGTCAACGGACTTATCGGGCTATTCGAAGGGTTTGTGAACGGCGCGATTGACGGCATCAACCTCCTCATCGGCGCACTGAACACAATTCAGCTAGACATCCCAGCGACACCCTTCAGCGATGGCTTTACTCTTGGGGTCAACTTGCCGCTAGTAAGGAAGATAAACATTCCTAGGCTCGCAGACGGTGGCTATGTTGACTCTCCAACCACTGCCCTAATCGGTGAAGCTGGCCCAGAGGTGGTGACCCCACTCAAGGACTTTGAACGCATGATGGGGATTGGCGAAGGTAATGGGAAAACCATTATCTACAACGCCGCACCTAACCAATCTATAGACAGCGAGCAAGCTCTATTCCAGGCTATGCGACGCGCGAAAGTGGTGGCCGCATGGTAGATGTTATCTACACTCTCGAAGGAGCCAACGGTGATGTTCTTACCTTTGATTCTCAGAACTTTATTCTCACAGTCGGTGTCACTGGCTTTGGTATTCCAGCCACTTCAATCCGCATTTCAGAAAGTGCGGGAGACGGTGGTGTTTGGAGACACACAAAGCGCCTACCTAGAGAAGTCGACCTACCAATAACAATCCTTGGCACTAGCCGTGTGGATGTTGAATCAAAGCTCAGGCGCATCGGTCGGATTCTGCAAGATGGCGAAGGAGCTCCAAAGCTTCGAGCTACTTATCTAGATGGCTCAAGCCTTTTTCTATCGCTTCATTATGTTGGCGGTGGCGAGACCGTAATAGATAGCTCTACCGCTGGGGTTACATTTTGCCGATGGGTCATAAGCCTTCGCGCTCCTAATCCTTTTTGGCTTAGTGGCATTGAAGAAGAATTCAGCATTAGCACCGGATCAACTGGCCGGGGCTTACTTCCAAATCTCACCAAGCTGAGGGTCTCATCGAGTTCGACCCTTGGCGTGGTGACGGTGGTAAACGCTGGCGACGTGAGCGCGTTTCCAGTCTGGCGAATTGCTGGGCCGGCAAATGATTTGGTCATCGGGAATGGAACTCAAAGCTTTGGCTTTGCAAACGTATTTTCTGGCGAGGTTATTTTGGTCAACACTGAGACAGGAACTGTCACAAACATTGACGGCGAAAACCTCTATGCTCGGCTATCCGCTGCGCCCAAGTTGTTTAGTCTCCCACCGGGAACCACTGGGCTCTCAGTTCTAGGAACAGATACCGATTTGGATTTCAACGTTCGACTAACTTATTCGCCGAGGTATGAGGTGGTTCACTAATGCAACTGAGCGACCTAACGATTGAAGTGCGTGATGCCTCACTAAACCGAGTTGGTCGGCTAATGCCAAGTGACTTAGCTGGTTCGGTTTTTATCACCCGCTTCAATCAAGTTGGCACTTGGTCGGTGAACCTAAACCCAAGCAGCGTCATGGTTGAGTCATTACGGACTCCGGGTTTCGGTCTGATAGTTACAGGCCCTAGCGGTGTGATTATTTCCGGCCCGATGCGCTCATCAAAGCTGATTCAAACCCAGCAAAACGCTTTGGGAACTTGGGCTATTGAAGGAACTGGCGACGCTGTAATACTTGGCGAAAGACTGGCCTACCCAGACCCTAGCCAGGCAGACGTAACAGCTCAGGCGCAAGCCTACGACGAGCGCACAGGGCCAGCGGAAACGGTAATCAAAGGCTACGTCGGAGAAAACATTAGCTCAGCTTCTGGAACCTCTAGGGCTATTCCCAACCTATCCATAGAGACTGATTTAGCTCGCGGTGAAAGCGTCACTGGTGCTTCCAGATTCGAGACCCTGGGAGAGTTGATTTATCCTCTCGCTCAGATTGGCGGAATAGGTTATCGGGTAGCTCAGAACGGCAGCCTTTTGGAATTTCAGGTTTACATTCCCCAAGATCGTAGCGATTCGATTCGGATGGATGTTGACAACAACGCACTAGCGAGTTCCGAATACAGCTATTCCGGGCCGAAAGCTACCCGCGCGATTGTTGGCGGTTCAGGCGATGCTATTGACCGAATCTTTTACGAGGGGACAAGCGCCGAATCGGTGGCTAGTGAATCCATTTGGGGCCGTCGGATTGAAACTTTTATTGACGACAGAAGCAGCGAGACCACAGGGTCACTAGATCAGAAGGCTCAAGAGCTACTAATTGACAGCGGTAAAACGATTGTCAATCTAGCGGTTCAACCCAACGATTCGGAAAACATGAGCTTTTCGGTTGACTGGTTTTTAGGCGATGTTGTGACGGTTGTTATAAATCAAACCGAGGCCGTCGCGGTAGTCACAGAAGTTGGCATCAGCATTGAGTCCGACGGTGTTCGAATCGGTGCAACTCTTGGAACCCCGATAGCCACAGACTTCGAAAGCAAGCTAATCGCCAAACAATCCCTAACCGATTTGCGGCTTAGCAATTTAGAGCGCCGATAGCTCCTCAAAATAACTGCCGATAATCTCCGGCACTGACCAAACCGAAGGAATGAAGATGGCACAACAAAGCTACCCTTTTGAAAACGTAGACGTTACAGAAACACAATTTAGCAAGTGGGCCAGACACATCGGCGAGGGCGTCAACGGTGGGCCAGATACGACCGACCTATTAGTTACAGGTGACGATTCAGGGCTTCAAGTTCGCATCGCCGCTGGTGAGGCTATGGTGCGTGGTCACTACTACATCAACACCAGCCAAGCCACGCTAACTCTAGACACCGCTGGAACTGATACCCGAATCGATGCGATTGTGGTCGAGCTAGACGCGGCGGCTAACTCAATAGTTCTGAAGGTTGTCCAGGGCTTAGCGGTGGCAAGTTCCCCAGTCCCACCGACAATTACCCAAACAGATGTCGGTATTTATCAAATCCTTATCGGCTTGGTCACCATCCCTAGCTCGGCAACCTCGATAGTTTCCGCCGATGTCACAGACAGACGAACTTTCATCGTCGCTTCCCAACAAGCTTTACACCCATTCCTAATGATTGGAGCATAAAAAATGGCAACCACCTATAAGGTATTGGGCCAAGTAAACCCAAGCGACACTAACAACGCAAACCTCTACACGGTTCCAAGTGGCACTAGCACGGTTATCAGCACCTTGGTTATAACGAATGTCACCGCAACGGTGGCAGTGGCTCGGGTTTATGTTCGCCAAGCGGGAGTCTCAGCAACTACCAATAACGCCATCGCTTACGATGTCAGCGTTCCAGCTAACTCTTTGAACACCTTCACCCTTGGTATCACTATGGGGGCGACTGATGTTCTAACGGTCAATTCGGCTACGGCAGATGCCTTGGCTTTCCACCTATTTGGTAGCGAGGTTAGCTAATGAGTGTTGCACAATTTCCAGCACCAGTGGCCGCTACAGGCGGCTCTCAGCCAAGAATTTTTTCAACTAATAATGGCAACAACGTAATTCCGTTTGAAGGTATAGCGGGGATTTATACAATCAAAGTCTGGACTAAGGCTGGAGGGCCTACTCCTAGCGGCACTGTTACTTTTTTAAATAGCAGTGATGTCCCAGTTGGCACTAGCCCTCTTATCGATGTTAGCAGCGGAAGCAACAATGAGCCGTCAGAGGCCGTCTTTAGAGCAACAGGTGAGTTTGTCAACATTTACATCACGCTAAATGCAAACTCATGGCTTTCAATAATTAGGAACAATGAGTTTGCTCAATCTGCAATCCTAGTATCAACAACCTATACGACCTCGCAAACAATAGTCTTTGCTAACGAGTTGAGGTTTGCGCTTTTGGGCGGTGGCGGGGGCGGTGGCGCACGAGCTGTTACTGGAAACTTTGGCGGCGGCGGCGGCGGCGGTTCAGGATTCTTGCAGTCAGGAAAAATAACTGGAGGAACTTATGCGCTAGTAGTTGGTGCTGCTGGTGCTGGAGGCGTCAAAGATGCCGCAGCAGTCGGGACTAGCGGCGGAAATAGCACTTTCGCTGGATTCACTGCAAACGGCGGGACAGGCGGCGGCGGGGGCGCACCTAACAATGGCGGAAACGGTGGTATTGGAGGAAGCGGCGGCGGCGGCGGTTCAGCTGGAAGTGGCGTTACTCGAGGAAGTGGCGGCAACGGTGGTGCTGGTGGCACTAACGGAATAGCGGGGAATAACACTGGTGGAACTGGAGGTAGTGGAGCTAACGGTTCAGCTACAACCTTCAATTTCTTTTTTAGCACACTTGCTGGCGGCGCTGGCAGCGGCGGTTCACCAAATTTTGGCGGCAACGGTGGAGGTGCCTACGGCGGCGGCGGGGGCGGCAGTAGCTTTGGTGATGGCGGCGGTGGACAGCAAGGCGCTGGCGGCGGCGGCGGCGGCGGGTTATTTGCTGGGGTAATTGGCTCTCAGGCGTTTGGCGGCGGCGGTAACGGTGGCGCTGGCGGCGCTGGTGGGCTAGTAGTTTTGACAGGAGCATAAAATGACAATTTTTGCAGTCATAAAAAATAATAAAATAACCAACATCGCAATAGCTGACAATTTGTCACTTCTCCAGTTGCTACTCCCAACCGATACCATCATTGAGGAAACCAAACTAACTGGCTTCGCTTGGATTGGTTCGGACATTATTGGCGGAAAGTTCAAACCACCTCAGCCCTTTGATTCTTGGAGCTTTCATTCCAGAGCCTTCACTTGGAAAGCGCCAACTGCTATGCCAAAAGACGGCAAGCCTTATTACTGGAATGAGTCTGAATTAGCTTGGGTTGAAATAGTCCCAGTTGAAACCACCGAACCAGAAGCTACCCCTGAGTAATGGAAGAGCGGGAGCCTCACGCTAGGGTCACGCTCCAAATGCTTTACGCAAAGCAACTGGAAAATGAACGCCTACTAATTCAACTAACAGCAAAGCTTGGGTATCTTGACAACATGCCTGAGCGTGTATCTACATTGGAGATACAACAAGCCAAATCCGCATGGGTTGAGAAAGTAGCTTGGGCCGCTTTCGTTGCTGGCGTGGTCTCGATAATCAACTCGATTATGAGAGTCATCTGATGGCTATTAGATCCGCTGATTGGCGGCTTGTCTATGATGCTAAATACATCACTGCCCACTATGGCGAGATGTCAGCATTTCGCAAAGCCAACAACATGCAACCGCACTCAGGGACTGACTGGGCCAGACCGCTAGGCACACGCATCCCCGCTATTGCCAAGGGCACTATTCGGCTAATTGAGTTTTCAAAAGTGTTGGGCTGGGTAGTAGTTCAAACCGCTATGGATAAAGACGGCGTGATTTGGTTCCTGAGTTATTGCCACATGGATGCCAAGCCCGGCTATTCGGTGGGCCAGAAAGTTACCAAGAGCCAGACCATAGGACTTCTTGGCAATAGTGGCCAAAGCTCGGGGCCTCATGTCCACGTCACTGCATCCCGAACTCTGAGAGGGGTATTCGGTGTGACCGCCGACAAGGTGGATGTCTACGAGCTGATTATGGCAAACATCAAAGGCGCTAAACAGGAGGTCTGCCCATGTTGCAAAAGGCCACTCTAAAAAAGCTAGGTATCTCAGTCCTAGATGCAATGTTCTTTCTAGGCGCTCCACCTAAGTCAGAGCCTGATAACTGGAAGTTCAGACGAAGGCTTATCTACGGCTCGTATCGGATAGCGGTGGCGATGATTGTCTTTGGCGCGATTACCTTCTTCTTCGATACTGGCGTGAGCAACCAACTCGTCATTGGCGGGGTAGCACTTCTGAGCATTATCGCAACCGCCTACACCGCAATCGCAACGATCGAAGATGTCAAACGAAACAGTAAGGAAGACTATTGAAAATTCTCACAGTTGAATTCTGGAGTTATGCCGGAGAGAGATCCATCAAGACATTTGCGCAAACTGCTATTGCCTCACTCGGTGCTGGAAGTGTCGGATTATTGAGCCTCGATTACGCAGCGCTATTTAGCGTTGCAGGCGGAGCAGCCTTGCTTTCGGTGCTGACTTCCATCGTGGCCAAATCCAAAGCGTAGCCGAAACGTTACATTAGCCTCAGTATCTGGCTCAACGTAAAGGTTTGTTTACTTTACTAAACCGAGTAGTCCAACTGGCAGAGACAACCCGAAAAGGGTAAAAAGTCTAGGTTCAAGTCCTAGCTCGGTTACAGATGTAGAAATCTGTCCACAAAAGTATTCAAGAGCATTGACTAGTAATTACTAGTCGCACCTAAATAAAAGACCCTCGAAAGACTTTCACTAGTCTCTCGGGGGTCTTTTTTTATGCTCTTATTGCGGGGGGGGGGGGGGGGGATGTGTTCCAATCGGTAGCAAAGGAAACAGCCTTTAGATCATCGCTTGTTATAGCTGTATATAGCTGAGTGGTTGCAACCGATGCGTGACCTAGTAATTCTTGCACCGCTCGGATGTCCTTAGTGGCTCCATAGGCGATAGATGCGGCTCGGTGTCTAAGGCTGTGAGCTGCATACTTCTTACCTAGATCTCTTTTGAGATGGACATGAACATAACTTACCGAGCGCGCCTTCTGAGTATCTGGGTTTCTAAAATAAAACCCCGGCTCCACTCCAAATTCCAATCGGTCTAAGGCGGCGGTTAGAGTCGCGTTCATCGGAATGATGCGCTCTTTTTGACCCTTACCCAATACCCGCAATAGATTCCCTTCTCGGTCCTCCATGTGGAGGTTGGTTATCTCAGCGAGCCTTAGCCCTCCCATAGCGCCCAAGAGAATCATCGCTTTGCCTTCTTCAGTGGCTCTCTCGTAGGATTCCATGAGATCCGCTTCTGGCATCGGTCTTGGTAGCGGCCTTGGAATCTTTACAGTTTCCATCAGATAAGCCGGGTCATGGTCGATCAGCTTTCGCTTTCGGGCCCAAGCGTAAAAGCCTCGAATCGCTGTCCGGTAGCTCTTGCGGTATTCGGGTTTAGCATCCCTAAGAACGCTGGCCATAAAGTGGTCTATTTGTTCCTCATTGCAATGGGGAAAGTTCTTCATGTGCTTTTTGAAGTAGCCCAGTTGATACATTCTTTTTTGGATGGTGGAGGGCAAACGGCCTGACCCCACTAGGTGCTCTTGGTATAGATCCAGCAATAGAAAACCCCTCTTTTTCGAATCGCCTTTGTCTCGAACAACCGACATTAGGCAGCGCTTCTAAAAGAAGCAAGAGGCAGGTAGTAAACGTTACTTTTTTCCGGTCCCTTTTTTGGGGACTCAGTTGGTTCGTGAAGCTGAACATCTCGGGATTTTGAGACTGTTTCTGTGGTATCGGGAGGATGCGGATCTAAAAAATAAGGTGGGTTTGGAAACCCTCTAAAGCGCCTTATGAAGTAGGGTAAACAGGAACCGATAGGTTCTTGGTTCGAGTCCAAGCCGGGGAGCTCCATATCGCCAAGTGGTTCGGCGAAGTCATCATCAGGGTTTCGGCCTGTTCTGAGCCAGTGATAATCGACTCCGGTCTTGAAAGCCCACACAATGAAAACGGTGTCTTTCACTTCTATGCCATAGGTCTCAGCATTTTGGACTTGCCTCATGCTCATCTCCGTATAGCTGGCGAACTCTCTCATACCCATTCCAGTGGATTCCCGCGCTTTGCGGAAACGATCAACCACTGTCCATTCCGGCACAAAGGTATGTCTTGGTGACTTTACGTATGTAGTATTCATACGCCCAAGATACGACACCCTGATAAGCATGTCAAGACAATTCCAAAATAGTGTCCGCCAGATGGGGCACTTCAGCGGGTTTTTAGACTATCTTCGGGCATCGTTATAAAACTGTGACACGCCGAACTAGAACAGTTTGTGTATAAATACACACCTTGCCGTATTATCGGCATTATGCAAACAAACCATAATCACATTAGCACCTTAGAGGCTGCTGCGTTACTAGGGGTGAATACCAGAACCGTTCACCGAAGAATTGTTCGTGGGGTCTTTCACCATGTCACTAAGTTTTCCGGACTTCGAGGCCCTTACATTTTGGACAGAGCCGAAGTTCTTAGTCATGTTGTGTATCAGCCAGCTCAGGATGACAAGTCTTGAGGCTCCGGGTGGTAGACCGTAACGCTCCGGGTCGAGTAATGATCCGCGAGGCCAGCCAACTAATTGGCCTGACCTTGACATCAGCCGCAATCATCGCAATCGGTTACACCTTTATCTGGGTGTCTTGGGTCGTATTCGGCTGATGGCTCGCTCTTTAAAATCCGCCAAAGCTGCCGGGTCCTCATTTGAAACTCTTGTCTCCAACTATCTAGCCCTAAAAGTAGATGACCGCATAGAGCGCCGCAGACTCTCAGGAGCGTTTGATAAGGGCGACATTTCAGGGGTCCGGATTCACGGCCAGCGCATCGTTATCGAGTGCAAGAACTACGGCGGGAAATTATCCGTTGGTCCTTGGCTCAATGAGACCGAAACCGAGCGCCTCAATGACTCAGCCCTAGCCGGGTTTGTGGTCGCCAAAAGACGTGGCACTACCAAGCCCGAAGAGCAAATCGTTCTGATGACTTTAGAAGACTGCGTGGCCCTGATAACTGGCTCACGCTAACCAACAATCCCAGGAGGGGAAAATGAAAGCCCAAGAAGTAGTCCTAGCAGTCATGGCAGAAGTCCAAGGCCTCGCTAAAAAGGACAAGAACATTGCCCAGAACTTTAGCTTTAGAGGCATTGACGCGGTGCTGAACGCGATTGGCCCAGCCTTTAGAAAACATGGTGGCTACCTTACCCAGTCTGTCCTCTCAGCCGACTACTCAACCATGTTGGCTAAAAACGGCAGCACTCTTAATGTTGTTCGCGGAATCATCCAGTTCAATGTCTTTGGCACTGAGGGCGAACCAGTCACCGGAGATGTCGCCGCCGAGTCTTTCGACTCAGGGGATAAGGCAACAGCCAAGATGATGAGCGTCGCGCTTAGGACGTTCTTTTTGCAGGTCTTACTTTTACCGACAGAAGAACCAGATGCAGACCTCGACACTTACGAGCTAGCCGAACAGCCGCCAACCATCTCAGAACTCAAGGCAAAGATTGCGGCTTACTTCACAGGCCAGCCTAAGAGCGCCATAACTGCCGCCTTAGACGCTCACACTGGCAAGGCGAAGGACTGGAACTTAGAAGAATTAGCGGGCTTCCTAGACGGTCTAGAGGTCTCCAAATGACTGAGTATAAAAGCCTGAATCAAATAACCAATGAATCGTAGAAAACCTTATGAGACGGACAGAGAAAGCAACTCACAAAGCTAAGCGACCTACTGGACGCGAACGGAAAATAACTCTAAGCCAATACAACCAATGGCTTAGGGACGGGTCGCTAGAAGATGACAGCCGAAAGTTTATTAGGCCAAGCAAATGACCCAGCCAAAATACGCTACTCAGGACAGCAAGGGCCGGCGTCTATACACAGACCCAGTCACAGGCAAAAGAGTTCCCTCGGTGACCACTGTGATGAAAATGAAGGCCAAGCCAATGCTGGTTCCTTGGGCCGCAAAGATGGCCGCTGAATACGCCGACACCAACTGGGACAACCTAGCCAAATTGGATTCAGAGACTCGCATCAAGCTCATCAAAAGCGCCCACTTCAATAAGGCCAAAGATGCCGCAGACCTTGGCGATTCCATCCACATCTACGCCGAGGCATACATGAAGGATGAGCCACTCCCCAAATACCCAGTCGAGGCATCAGCTTCTATCGGTCACCTTATCCAATGGATTGACGACCTCAGCCCAAAGCTCATAGCCGCCGAGGTCACCAAGTGGTCAGAACTTGGCTATGCCGGAACCTTTGACCTACTCGCAGAGATTGACGGCGAGGTTTGGCTACTGGATTGGAAAACTGGCAAGGGCGTTTATGACGAGGTTGGTTTACAGCTCTCAGCCCTTCACTTTGCAGACAAGGTTCTAGCCGAAGAAGAGATAACACTTCCCACCGCAACCCGCTTTGGAGTGGTTCACATCAGGCCCGAAGGCGCTGAGCTAATTGAGTTCACCGACATGGCCGGATACTTCGAGATGTTCAAGGCTTGCCTGACTCTATATAGAGGGACAAAATGAGCGAGCTTCTAACCGTTGATCAACTGGTCGCAGAGCTTCGCTCAATCAACTCACGCCAATCTAAGGGCTTGCAGATAATCCATGACTTGGAATTGGCCTCAGATGAAGCCTCACGGACTCTGGATTGGGCAAGAGCCAACGCGATGTTCCAGGTCGAGGGTAAGAACGCCGATGAGAAGAAAGCTGCGGTTGAGCTACAGGTTCGGGCAGAGCGTGAAGCCTACGACCTAGCCAAAGCAGCACACACCTACGCCAAGGCCAAGGCAAAGAGCCTTGAAATGGCCCAGATGTCCACTCAGTCCCAGCTCTCCGCAGTGCGCTCCACCTACATGATTGGCGGCAACTGATGAAGGTCAAGCCGCTTCTAATCTTTAGCCGCGACTCTTGGACTTGTGGGCTATGCGGTCAGGTGTTCCAGGATGGCTCGCTAGTGCCTCACCACCGCGCTAACAGGGGAATGGGTGGCAGTCCTAAGTCTGATAAGCCAAGCAACATTCTGAGCCTTTGCAGCCTATGCAACGGCCTCATCGAATCAGACGCTATAGAGGCGA